GAAGTGTGCGACACTGGCGGTGTCGGAATTCGCCGACTGGTCAACGCCACTTTCGTTCCTGTGTTCGCATCACTTGATTGATGGCGTTGACCACGGCGGATCTCAAGGGCAGGATTGTCTTCAGGGGGAACGATGTTCGGAGAGGTCAGACGAAAGCCTTGGATCGTGATCGAGTATAGACCGGCGCCAGACTACCCTTGGCAAACGGTCTCGGCTTCGCACGGTAGTCTGGAGGAGGCCTATGACGCATTGCGGCAACTCTGGGGTCCGTTGACTGAGGTGCAGATGTATATTCCGCAAGAGGTCGCGACTCTTTACGATGCGTTGGACGTGGAGAGTGATTGATGACGGTCAAGAATAGGAAAGCCAAGGGAACGCGAGCGGAACATCGTTGTATGAAACAACTAGAGGAACTCGGATATCGGTGCACAAGAGCCGCAGCGTCGCTAGGTGAGTGGGATATTATTGCGATCGGGTCTAATGACACGAGATTGATTCAAGTGAAATGCAATCGACGACCAGGATCCGCGGAAATGACACGACTCAAACAATTCAAATGTGGCGAACGCGTCACCAAGGAAGTTTGGGTTTACAAAGATGGAAAACCACGAGAGCCAATCATTGAGATTATTGGGCCGGTTGGGCCGGTAAAAAAAGCATAAGACACAAGAGGGATCAAAACATGAATGTGGAAGAGATTAAGATAGAGGAGTTGGATCTAGATCCAGCAAATGTTCGTCAGCACGATGACAAGAACTTGGCAGCAATCAAATCAAGTTTGCGTCGATTCGGACAACAAAAGCCGATCGTGGTGGATAGCAAAGGCGTCGTCATCGCTGGCAATGGCACGCTGACAGCAGCGCGATCACTCGGGTGGGATCGAATCCGCATCGTGAGAACTCAGCTCGAAGGTTCTGAAGCAACTGCTTATGCTATCGCTGACAATCGCACCGCAGAGCTCGCGAACTGGGATGATGATGCATTGATGCAACAACTCTCGGCGCTCGATCTTGAAGATTCTGCGCTAGTCGAGGCAGCCGGATTCTCTGCGACTGAACTCGAAGGCATGGTGGATGACTTACTCGGTGAAAAGGATATCAAAGAAATCTCAATCGATGAGGTCAAAGAAAACTGCCTCTTTGTGACGTGCGAGAATGAAGGGCAACTCCAAAGCCTATTCAATGAACTCGAAGAGCGTGGGCTCGAAGTGAAGTTGGTGTGAGATGTTGAAAGATTATTCGGTGCATTTGGAGTCGAAGCCGTCAAAGTCTTTTATGGCGACGAAAGCCGCACAATCGATGGACATCGATATCGAAAAGAAACTCACGCACAAGCTCAACGTCAAAGCGGACGTTGATTCGGATTTCAATGTTGGTTTGATCATAGGCAATTCTGGCTCTGGCAAAACTACATTGACCAAACAGATCTTTGGTGATGATTGCTTTGAGTTCGATTTTGACTATTCAAAACCAATCATTGATTTGTTTCCGGAAGATCTGACCTATGACCAAAGAGCGGGCATTCTTAACAGCGTCGGATTGAGTCAAGTCGTTTGTTGGTTGCGTCCTATGTATACGCTTAGCAATGGGCAAAAGTTCAGGGCTGAAGCGGCTCTCAAAATCGCAATGGCTGATAGCTCGTCCGTTGTTTGCATTGATGAATGGACATCGGTGGTTGATCGAACTGTGGCGAAAATCATGAGTCACGCAATTCAGAAAGCAGCGCGAAGATATGACAAACGTTTTGTGTTGGTGTCATGCCATCATGATGTGATCGATTGGCTGCAACCCGATTGGGTCATCGATTGCAATGATCAACGATATCACGATCGGAGGTTACAAAGGCAACCCCGAGAGGAACGAATCAAATTCGACATCCATGAAGTTGACAAAAAAACGTGGCGAAACTTTAGCCGCTATCATTATCTAAATGAGAATTTGCCTGGAGGAAAACTTTATACGTTTGGATTATTTCACGGAGACAAACAAATTGGATTTCAATGTTTTGCCAATTATGTGCCGGGCAATTTGAAGATCTGGCATTCCAATAGAACCGTGATTCATCCTGATTATGTTGGCTTTGGTCTCGGTTTGAAAATGGTGACAGAAACTTCAAAACTTATGAATGAGCGTTACGGATACAAAATCATGGCAAAGTTTTCCAGCATTCCAATGTATCGATCACGACAAAAAAGCGATTGCTGGAAGCTCATCAATTACGGGTACACAAGTCCGCAAATGGGGAAGATTGCTTCCAAGAATTTGAGAACCAGATCGCTTCGTCAGAAAGTGCTTTGGTTCAGTTATGTATTCCAACCAAAAGAGTCGACACCATGACAACAAAGAAGCGCAAGTCGAGGGCGAAACCAAAGAGCGAACACAAGAAAGATGGACGACCGTTGACGGTGTTATCCGATGCGCAAATTGCGGAAGTTGAAACGTTGGCAGCAGTGTTATCGTCAGAGCAGATTGCGGACTACTTTGGCATAGGTCGGACCACATTTTACGACATCATGAAACGCCAGCCAGAAGTTTCCGAACGCTATCAAAAAGGCAAAGTCAAAGCGATTGGCTCAGTGGCAAAGAATCTCATCGTGCAAGCGAACTCGGGCAATACCACGGCGGCTATCTTTTATTTGAAAACTCAGGCAGGTTGGAAAGAAACTACTCGGCAAGAATTAACAGGACTCGATGGCGGTCCGATTAAACATGAGAATGGCGACGTTCGTGAGCAGCTCTTGGATAGATTGGCTCGCATCGCAGAGCGAAACGGAGAGGAATAAACTTCTCTCTGATCTCAGTGATGACGAGATCGAACTCTTGATGAGTGACTGGCGTTTTAACGCCAGGCCGGAACAACTTGCGCCGAAAACGACTTGGCGAAACTGGCTCGTGCTCGCTGGGCGAGGTTGGGGCAAAACTCGATGTGGTGCTGAATTCATTATCAATGAAATCAAAGACGGCAGAGCCAAACGCGTCGCACTTGTCGGACGAACGGCTGCCGATTGTCGAGATGTTATGGTTGAAGGTCAGAGCGGAATCTTGGCGTGTTCGCCTGCGAACTTTCGTCCAGAGTACGAACCATCCAAACGACGATTGACGTGGCCCAATGGTGCAGTTGCTTCGACGTATTCAGCCGACAAGCCGGATCAACTTCGAGGTCCGCAGCACGATCTTGCTTGGGCGGACGAACTTGCGGCGTGGTCTCGATGGGACTCGTGGGATCAACTCCAATTCGGTATGCGACTCGGCGACAACCCGCGCACCATCGTCACCACAACACCGCGACCATTGACCGCTCTCAAAAGATTAGCCGATGCAAATGACACCCACGTCACGCGAGGGCGCACGAGCGACAACACCCACAACTTGGCGGAATCGTTTATAAACGCAATCCATCAACGTTACGCGGGAACAACGTTAGGCAGACAAGAGCTCGAAGGCGAGCTCTTGAGCGAGTTGCCTGGCGCACTCTTCGCACGTCGCGATATTGAGGACAATCGTTGCCAAGATACGCCATCGATGCAGCGCATCGTGGTTGCAATCGACCCAGCGACAACGAGCAAAGAGGGCAGCGATGAAAGTGGCATCGTCGTTGTTGGTCTATCCAATCGAGATTTTTATGTTCTTGCTGATCTAAGTTTCAAAGGCACGCCCGAGAAAGTTTGTCGCAGAGCGATCGAGGCCTACGACGAATTTAGAGCCGATCGAATCGTCGTTGAATCAAATCAAGGCGGCGACACTTGGCGCACAATCATCGAAGGCATCAACTCAACGGTTGCAATTAAAAGCGTTCACGCATCGCGAGGCAAGCAAGCTCGCGCAGAGCCAGTCGGCGCACGATACGAACAAGCGCGAGTCCATCATGTTGGAATCTTTGAACGACTCGAAGATCAGCTTTGTAACTATGTCCCAGCAATGACTCGTGAGTCACCCGATCGACTCGATGCACTGGTTTGGGCGATCACCGAACTGGATGAATCCACGATGCCGGTGATATCAATTGATCCAAACGAAGGAAGCAGAGGCGCACAAATATGGTTATGAGACGCGGCGAGCCGAGCTTCAGAGGCACAAGATCAGGCCCAGGCGCACGCCAGGCACAAACACGATCGAAGGCAATGGCTGGACAAATCAAGGCAGTCCTTGATCGATATCTCAAAGAACTCGTGGACGAGGAAGTTCGATTGATTCGTGCCGTCGTCAAGAAAAGCATTCAAAACGCCGAAGAGCGTGCCGTGCAAGCATTGATCGGAATATTAACCACTGGTGGTTTGAGAGAAGTTCAAGACGCAGGCAATCGAACGATGAACCGTGGGCAACGATTCATAATTCCGCCAACTTTCCAAGAGAACTTCATGCGTGAGAAGAAAGTGCTGGCGACAAACTTGGTGGAGAATATACGCGAAGAATTCCAACAGAATATGGCAAATCAAATCGGTCAGTGGATGACCGAAGAGCCTGGCATCACATCAAGCGAACTTGCGCGGCGTATTCGATTCTCAACGTATCTCGATGATGCCGAAGTTCTTGCACCCGGACAACGACCCACGCGAGTGAGCCTTCAGCCACTCGAACGCGGACCCGCAATTGTGCGCAATGTTTGGGGTCGTTCGTCACTCATCGCACGAACTGAAATGATGCAAGCGCAGAATCAAGGCAATCTTGCAGCACTTGAGGCAAGTGGCGTTGAGTACGTTGAATGGTCGTCGTCACTTACAGACGGCGGTCGCGGTCATCAAGAACTAAACGGCGACGTGAGACGATTGGGAGATTACTTCACGTTGTCAGACGGGGCACAAATGCGATGGCCCGGAGACGATAGCAGAAACGCAGGCGTCAAACACTTTGCGAACTGTCGTTGTACAATTAGACGACCAAGCAGAGCAAAGATCCGACAACTTAAGGAAGAAGGGAAATTGATATGAGCGACGATAACAACGAAAACGAAAACCCGATCGATATCTTTGAGCTGTACGGTCAGACCGGTCTCAAATCGATGGGCGGTGAGATCACCGAGGAGTTTCTCAATGATCTCAAGAACCCTAAAGGTCGGCGGATGTTCCGCGAGATGGCAGAGAATGATGCCATCGTTGGCGCGTTCTTGTACGCTATCAAGACACTTGTGCGACAAGTTGATTGGACGATTGAGCCAGCCGATGACAACGATGAGGCGCGTGCGGTGGCTGAGTTCGTTGAGGGTGCGCTCTTTGAAGATCTCGATCGAACTTGGACTGATACAATCAGCGAGATCTTGAGCTTTCTGATCTTTGGCTTCTCAGTGCATGAAATCACGTACAAGCTACGCAAAGGGCCAAGACATGAGTCCAAACTGTATCGTTCAAAGTTCGATGACAATCGAATCGGGTTCCGTGGTTTTCCGATTCGATCACAAGAGTCGATCGAAAAGTGGGACCTCGACCAAGACGATGGCGCAGTCCGTGGGGTGATTCAAGTAGCGCCGCCCTATTACAATCGACGATACATCCCAGCCGACAAGATTCTGCTGTTTAGAACTGAAGCACACAAGAACAACCCAGAAGGGCGTTCGGTTCTGAGAAATGCTTACATCTCGTATTATTACAAAAAGAAGATCTCAACATACGAAGCGATTGGCGTGAGTCGTGATCTTGCTGGTCTGCCGTGCATGGAAGTCCCGCTTCAAATGTTATCGAGTAACGCAAGCGCCGCAGAGAAAAGCGTGCTTGCATCGATGAAGGACATGATTCAGCGCGTCGGTCGCGATGAGTACGAGGGTCTGGTGATACCATCAGAAACTCTCAGCGATGGCACGCCGTCAGGCTTCAGACTCAAGCTCTTGAGTGCTGGCGGGCGACGTCCCATCGATGTCAACGAAATCATCAAACGATACGAATCGCGGATTCTAATCTCAGTGATGGCTGAGTTTCTAATCACCGGGCTTGATGGTCATGGCTCGTATTCACTGGTGAGCAACAAGACCTCGCTCTTTGCTCAATCACTCGGAACCTACCTCGACTCAATCGCATCGCAATTCAACGCGCACGCGATACCGCAACTCCTAGAATTGAATGGTATTTCTTACGAGTTCGCCCCAACTCTCAAATATGAGGACGTTGAATTGCCAGAGCTTTCCGAGTTTGCAAGTGGCATCGCCTCACTCGTTGGTGCTGGTGTCATCACGCCAGACGATGCGCTTGAGGATCATGCACGAGAGTTTGCAGGCTTGCCACAAGTCGAGAGAGAGACATCAAGAGAACAAGGCGAACAAGCGCCAGAGGGCGAAGATCTCAAAGACTTACAGGGACTTTATGAGCAAGGGGGCGACGATGGCAACGATTAAGATCCCGGCACCGGACGGTTATCACTGGATGAATACCGAAAATGGTCCGACTCTGATGGAGGGCGATTATGAACCACACGAGGGCGCATCAAATGAGTTTGAGTTTGAGGTCGTTGAGTCACACGATGATCTTGAACTCATCGAGAAACCAGCCAAGTGGGACCAAATTTATGAGGCGATCCTTGAACGCACTGGCGACAAAGAACAAGCTGCCGCGATAGCAACCGCTCGTGTCGGATCTCGATTCGATAAACAAAAAGACGATCCAAAGACGCCAGCCAAGCCAAGCGAACGACGACGAGGCAGCACGCGCAACCCCGAAGGCTCTGCCGGTGGTCAACGTGGCGGCATTAAACTCAGCGATGCAAACATCAAGGCACTCGAAAGAAAACGCGACGAACACAACGAGAAAGTCGGCGACGCGAAAAGTAAACGCGCCAATCTTGGCGCTCTAAAAGCGGTATTCAGACGCGGCGCTGGCGCGTTCTCAACGAGTCATCGACCGAGCGTTAGCAGTCGAGATCAATGGGCAATGGCTAGAGTCAACGCTTATCTCAAGTTACTTCGATCGGGACGACCATCCAATCCGAAATACACCACCGATTATGATCTGCTTCCGTCTGAACACCCAAAGTCAACGAAAACCGAGAAGCGTTTGCTTTTCGTTGTGAGTACGCCTTCGGGTCTCGATGTCGCTCGTGGTCAACACTTATGCGGCATCAGTGGTGAACGATTTGCCAAAAATTATTTGAATCCAATCGGTCTATTGCGAACGGAAGTTGATGTGATCGATCTCGGTGAACTTAGCGATCACCAAGACGACGAGCCATTGGCAGTCATCGCATTAGGAACCGCAGCACGCGAAGTATTAGGCAAGGCGGCAGATCTATCATTGCCGCATCCGGCAGCAATACGTAAAACGCAGCACGTCGATTCTTTGGAACGTCGCGTCAAAGAACTCAACGAGTTGATCGAGAAAGTTGAGACGAGCTTTCTGCCACCCAAGGGCGTGCGCGAGGCAGCACGTCGTGGTCTTGAATTAAGGCGAGAACATCGCAGAGGCGGCACTGCTGTCGGTGTTGCGCGTGCGCGTGATCTTGCAAATGGTCGACGCGTAAGCATCGACACGATCAAGCGAATGTTCAGTTTCTTTAGTCGCCACAAAGTTGATTTGAAGGCACCCAAGAATCGAGATCGAAGCGATCCAGGTTGGCCTGGGGCTGGTTACATCGCGCATTTACTTTGGGGAGGCGACCCAGGTTTTACGTGGGCCAGTTCCACTCTTGAACGATATGAGAGAGAGAGAGAACGCGAGAAAGCAAAGAAACGCGTCGGCATCTATAAAGCAGACGAAGCAAAACGCATCGTGTATGGGGTAGTTCTCGACCCTTACATCATCGATGCTCATGATGATTACTTGAGTCCAGCAGTTATCGAAGAAACCGCGCACAATTTCTTGAGCGAATCCCGAGTGGTAGGTCTTGATCATAACGGCGAAGCAGACGGCGCAAAAATCGTTGAGTCATGGATTCAACCCTATCCATCCACCGAAGATTACAAAGCCGCAATCGAAGGCAGACCCCATAAAGCGTATGCGCAAAACTTCGGTGATGACGTTGTGCGTTCTGGTTCATGGATTCTTGGCGTCAAACTCACGCCCGAGCTCTGGAGTCGCGTTCAATCTGGAGAGCTCAACGGATTCTCAATTGGCGGATATGGGCAACGCGAAGAGATGGCAGAGAGCGAGATGCCTGAAGTTGAATTCATCGAACGGGCTTGACCGAGAAAATCGCTCTGCTACGATATCAATAGCGATCGAGTAGATTGCTTCCCAGCCGAGTAGGCAACAATCAAACAACAAGTCGAGGTGAGACGATGGCAAAAAAGCGCCGCGTCACATCGCTCAAGGACGTGCGAACTCATGAGGTCTCGCTCGTTGAAAGCGGTGCAAACATGAAACGCCGGTTTCCAATCATGAAATCGGCAAGAGGTGAAACGATGAGGATGGAAGAAATCTTGGTCGAAGTGCTGAAAGCCGAAGGACGGTCGGAAGCAATCGCGAAGTTGGAAGAGAACATGGAGAAAATGGAACTGCCGGAAGATGCCAAGGCGGCAATTTCCGCAGCAATGAAACTCCTAGAGTCCTTCTCGGATATGATGTCAGTCAAGGATGCTCTCAAAGCTCTTCGAACTGCTAATGGTGAGGAAATCGAAAAACCTCGTCATTATGAGAAGGAAGACGACGAGGCAAAGAAAGAGGAAGACGAAACCGAGAAAGAAAAAGACGAGGCTGAGAAAGCTGAGGACGATATGGAAAAGAAAGATGAGGAAGATCTCAAGAAATCTCTTGGCGAACTTCCAGATGCTGCTCGTGCAGCAGTCGAAGCTCTTTGGAAGTCCAATCGTGAACTCGTCGAAAAAAGTCAAAAGCTCGAAAACGAGCTTGGGCAAGAATTGGCAAAACGTGAGCGAAGCGAATTCATCGCAAAAAGCGAGAAATCACTTTGCAATGTTCCAGGCCATTCATTGGAGGAAGTTTGTGATCTCGTGCTTGAAGCTAAAGCGCGTGATGAGAACTTCGGCGCACGCATTGAGAAAGCTCTCACCGCTGCATCCAACGGGATGAAGGGCGGCGCGACACTGGTTGAGGCTGGCAGCAATGCACCGGTTGAAGCAGCAAGTGACGCTTGGGGGCAAATCCAGCAACTCGCTCAGGAAGAGATCCAGAAGTCAGAAGGCAAACTGGAGATGCCTGTAGCGATTGCGAAAGCAATTCAAACCAACCCAAAACTCTATGCTGAATACCAGGCAGAGAGAGTTAAGAAAGCATAAGGAGAAAAAGCGATGGCTTACGAATTACCAGGACAGGTCGCAACGTTCACCGCAGCGGCAGACCTAAGTGCTAAGCAGTACTACTTTGTTAAAATTACCGCTGACAATACCGTCAACGTTTGCGCGGCGGTGACTGACGTTCCAATCGGTGTTTTGCAAAATGCACCAGCTTCAGGTGAAGCCGCAAGCGTTATGCTCTACGGCATCAGCAAGGTCTCAGCCAATGAGGCGATTGCAGTTGGTAACAACATCGGCACCGGCGATGATGGTCAAGCTGACGTTGTTGCGGCTGGTACTGACACCACTGTCCGACTTGTTGGGCAAGCCCTAGAAGCAGCAAGCGCAGCAGGCGAGATCATCTCTTGCGCTATCAACTGCATCAACGGTGC